TTTGTGGAACGTGTTAAAAACGAAGTGCATCAAAGACGTATTCCCAATCAGCAAGGCGGACAAGCCGGTACCACAATGGATACCACATACAATCCGCTATCAATCAACGAAGATTACTTTTTCCCTCAGACAGCAGAAGGTCGTGGGTCAAAAGTTGAAACACTACCGGGTGGCGAGAATCTTGGACAGATTGATGACTTGAAATACTTCAACAACAAGATGTGCAGAGGACTGCGTGTTCCTAGCAGCTACTTGCCTACTGGCCCAGACGATTCGGATCGACCAATGAATGATGGTCGTGTTGGCACTGCACTTATTCAAGAATACAGATTCAATCAGTATTGTGAAAGACTGCAAAAGCAGGTTATCCAAAAGCTAGATGACGAATTCAAAATGTTTATGCGCTGGAGAGGCTTTAACATTGATAACGGGTTATTCTCAATAAAATTTGCTCCACCACAAAACTTTGCTAGCTATCGTCAAGCAGAGCTTGATACCACTAGAATGCAAGCATTTGGCGCATTAGAACAGCTTCCTTACTTTAGCAAGCGTTTTTTAATGAAGCGTTATCTAGGTCTAACTGATGATGAATTGCAAGAAAACACTGAGTTGTGGGGCGAAGAAACTGCCCAGCCTATTGAATCTGAACCGCAAGGCAGCGATTTGCGCACAGTTGGCGTTAGCCCAAGTGATATTGAAGGCGATATCGAAATGGGTGATGCAGTCAGTGCAGAAGCAGGCGCCGAAGGTGGTGGTGAAGTTGATGTCAATGTTGATATGGCAGCACCAGCAGCACCAGAAGCACCACCGGCATAAATATTATTATGAAACTATTTGAATTTTTTAATGCAGCACCAGAAGGCTACCAGGATTTAGAGGATGATAACTCTACTCCCCAGCTTGGCGAACTGCGTAAAACAAAACTAACTCTCAAGCAAATTTCAAAGCTGCGCCGCATGTATGATATGCGCAACTATGAAAAAGAACAAGAGTTAAAAAAGATTCAAGCCCAATTTGCGCCACCACCACCGCAAATGTAAGAATTTGTTAGAGATTTTTTCTTTAGCACAATAAATTCTTCGTTTTCTACCCATTTTACCACTATAACTACATAGTTTTTGACATTTATGTTAAATATTACACTGAGCCCATACAAGGAGTATAAATTTATGAACAAGTTTGAGCAACTAATCGAATACGTCATCAATGACGAACAAGATAAAGCTGAAGCACTTTTCCATGAAATCGTAGTAGACAAGTCTAAGGACATTTACGAAGAGATCATGGCAGAAGAGTCAGAAGCTGAAAAAGATGACCATGCTGAAAAAGCTGGTGAAGAAGTTAAAAAAGACATCGAGTATGATGACAAGATGGATGAGTCCGTCGAAGAGTCAGAGCTTGGTGGATCACAAGTTGACGATCTTATCGACGAAGTAGAAGCCGAAGAAGAAGGCGTTGCTTTTGAAGATGAAGAAGAAGAAATTGCAATGGTTGACGTTGACGTTGAAGACGATGATGACGAAGATCTAGAAGATCGTGTAGTTGGTCTTGAAGACAAGCTAGACGAATTAATGGCAGAGTTTGAAGATTTAATGGGTCAAGTTGATGACAACACAGACGACATTGAAGGCGAACAAGACGAGATTGATGATATCGATAGCGACACTGACATGGAGCAGGATGAGATTGATGACATGCAAGATCAAATGGATGAGCCAATTGATGTTGATGTTGAAGTTGAAGGTCGTTTTAATGAAAACGTTGACCTAGTTGCTGCTCCTAAGCCAGTAACAACTTCACCTGCTAGTAAATCACCAGTAGCTGCTAACTCAGGTCAAAAAGGAATGGATGCACATCCAGTAAACTTTGATGATGGAAACAAAGGCAAAGAAGGCCGCCCAACACCAAAGTACACAGACCAAGGTAACACAACAAAGCCAGATGTAAAGCCAGCTACAAAGCCGGATCTAGCACAAGCTTCAGGTGTGAATACCAAAAGTCCAATAGCTTAATTAAGGGATAACCGAGTATGGCTCTTTACCTTAGAGAAAACCTTACCTTCGAAACCGCACAAATTCAACTTGTTGAAGGCAAAGACGGTAAGGAACTCTATATGGAAGGCATCTGCATACAAGGTGGTGTTAAAAACGCCAATGAGCGAGTTTATCCTGTAAGTGAAATTGCTGATGCAGTAAAGACACTTAACGAGCAAATCAAAGAAGGTAACAGTGTTCTTGGTGAAGTAGATCACCCAGATGACCTTAAAATTAACCTAGACCGTGTATGTCACATGATTACTAACATGTGGATGGATGGTCCAAATGGTTATGGAAAACTAAAGATACTTCCAACGCCAATGGGCGAGCTGGTTAAAACCATGCTACAGTCAGGTGTAAGATTGGGTGTATCAAGTCGCGGTTCAGGTAACGTGGACCCGCATAACGGACATGTCAGTGACTTTGAAATTGTCACTGTCGATGTGGTCGCACAACCCAGTGCTCCAAATGCTTATCCTAAAGCGATCTATGAAGGATTGATGAACATGAAATATGGACATCAAATTCTTGAGATGGCTAGGGAGTCTGGGAAGGACGACAAAATACAAAAGTACTTGAAGGATGAGGTTTCTCGTCTTATCAAGGACCTAAAGATTTAGGAGAATCGCATGTTAGATGCTATTAAACCACTACTGGATAGCGATCTTGTCAATGAGGATACTCGCCAAGCTATTGCCGAACAATGGGAAGCAAAGCTAAGTGAAGCCAAAGAGACAGTTCGTGCAGAACTTCGTGAGGAGTTTGCACAACGCTATGAGCATGATAAAACTGTGATGGTAGAAGCCCTAGATAAAATGGTAACAGAAGGCCTGACAAGTGAACTTTCTGCTCTTAACGAGGAGAAAAAGGCACTTGCAGAGGACCGTGTAAAGTTTGCAAAATCAATGACAGAAAACGCCAACAAGTTTAACAACTTTATGGTTACAAAGCTGTCTGAAGAATTGCGTGAACTACGCAAGGACCGCAAAGTACAAGTAGAAGGTTTTGAGAAATTGGAATCTTTTGTTGTAGGTGCTTTGGCCGAAGAAATCAAGGAGTTTGCAGCAGACAAGAAAGACCTAGTTGAATCTAAGGTAAGACTTGTACGCGATGCACGTGGACAACTTGAGGCATTGAAAGGCAAGTTCATCAAAGAATCTGCAAAGAAAATGTCAGCCACTGTTTCAACACATCTTAAGGCTGAACTAAGTCAACTACAAGAAGACATCAAAATTGCTCGTGAGAACAATTTTGGTCGTCGTATCTTTGAAGCATATGCCACAGAGTTTGGTGCTACTCATCTCAATGAGAACGCAGAAGTACGCAAACTAAGTGAACTAATTGCTGAAAAAGACAAGCAGTTGGCGGAAGCCATCCAAACTCAAGCACAAGCTAAGAAACTTGTAGAGAGTAAAGATCACGAGATTAAAGTCATTCGTGAAGCCAATGAGCGTGATGCTACATTGGACGAACTTCTATCTCCTCTCAATGATGAGAAGAGAGCAGTAATGACAAATCTACTCGAGAACGTTCAAACATCCCGTTTAAAGAACGCATTCGAAAAATATTTGCCGGCAGTACTCAGCGAAGCAAAAGCCACTAAAAAGGCTGACAGCTTGGTTGAAGCAACTGGTAATAAATCTGCAAAGGCCGTCGAAGCAACCAGCAACACCAATAATGTTGTTGAACTAAAACGCCTAGCAGGGCTTTAAAATATAGAAAAAGGAGACAGAAATGTCACAAGAACTACTAGAAAGCCGTTGGGATGAGACCAAAGAAGCCCTCCTAGAAGGCCTCGGCGGAGCTCGCCGCTCAACAATGAGTGTTGTACTTGAAAACACTCGCAAACACTTGGCTGAGAATGCCACAGCTGGTGCAACCGGTTCAGGCAACATTGCTACACTAAACCGTGTTATTCTTCCAGTTATCAGACGTGTTATGCCAACAGTTATTGCTAACGAGTTGGTTGGTGTTCAGCCAATGACAGGTCCAGTTGGTCAGATCCATACACTTCGTGTACGTTATGCCGACGCAATGACAGACAACTCAGCAGCAGGCACATCAACAGCAGCTGGTGAAGAAGCTCTATCACCATTCAAGATTGCACAAGCATATTCAAGTGCATCTACAGTAACAGCTGGCGCAGTACAAGCTGCACAGAACATTTACACTGGTGCAAACACAGCAACACTTGAAGGTTCAGGCGGTCGTCAGATTTCAGTCCAGATCCTAAAGCAAGCTGTTGAAGCAAAGACACGCAAGCTACAAGCTCGCTGGACATTTGAAGCAGCACAAGACGCACAAGCCATGCATGGTATTGACGTTGAAGCTGAAATCATGGCAGCACTTGCACAAGAAATCACAGCTGAAATTGATCAAGAGATCCTACTTTCTCTACGTTCACTAGCAGCTACTGAGTTCACATACAACCAGGCAACTGTATCAGGTACAGCTACTTTCGTTGGTGACGAGCATGCAGCACTTGCAGTTCTAATCAACAGAACAGCTAACTTGATTGCACAGCGCACACGTCGTGGCGCTGGTAACTATGCTGTTGTTTCTCCTGCTGCACTAACAGTGCTTCAGTCAGCAACAACATCAGCTTTTGCTCGTACAACAGAAGGCACATTTGAAGCTCCAACAAACACTAAGTTTGTAGGTACATTGAATGGCACAATGCGTGTATTCTGCGATAGTTATGCAGCAGACACAACTCCAGTTCTAGTTGGTTACAAAGGCGCAAGTGAAACAGACGCTCCAGCGTTTTATTGCCCATACGTTCCACTAATGAGCTCAGGCGTTGTCCTGGATCCAAGTAGCTTCGAGCCAGTCGTATCATTCATGACACGTTATGGTTACATCGAACTAACAAACACAGCATCTTCATTCGGTAACGCCGGTGACTATGTTGGTGAGATTGCTGTACAGAACCTATCGTTCTCATAAGCCTTATCACATCATCCTGCTTTGCAGGGAGGAAGAAACAGCACCTTCGGGTGCTGTTTTTTTATGGTCAACATAGAATGCATTGAATTATTTGACTAAATAACTGTAACATAACGCAATGATGCGTTTTATGCGGAACACCATCCGCGTAGTAGGCTAGAACCTACATCGGACTTCTATAAAGGAGAAAACAACATGGGACGTCCTCTCAAAATTAAAAAATCAGCAACCACTGACATTGGTTTCAACAATCCAGGTGATGATTCATCACCAAGAATACCATCCGGCGAACTATACTTTGGTCAAGTTGGTGGAGACACATCTCTATCATCAGGCGATAATCCAGTTACAACATGTCGTGTTAAAATTGGCACAGTGGCAGAAGCAGACGGATATATTATCCGTCAAAAAGGCTCAACCAAGTATCTGGTTGCCGATACAACTGGTGTAAGTGATGGTAGCCTTATTGTTGGCAACAATTACGTTATTACATCAGTGGGTAACACCGACTGGGTCGCAGCTGGTGCAAATCCTGGCTTTGGCGTAGGCAGCGAATTTGAAGCCACAACTGTTGGCGGAGCAGGCACAGGCACAGCAAACACAATCGGTACATGTGTGCTAGCTGACCTAGCTGATGCAGCATTAACAGCCGATACAATGACAGTCACTTATGGTGACGAAGGTTCTTCTCTAGTGCGTATCAAGCGTATGACCAACAAGTATGCAATCAACTTTTCTAACGACAGAGTATTGGTTAACTACTTTAATGTTGTTGATGCCGCAATTGAAAAATCAGGTGGCGAAGGAACACATACCATCGATCTAGTACAGATTGAGAATCCACAGTACGGTTAATAAACAGTTTTTAACTAACCAAACCCTCACTGCAATAACTACAGTGAGGGTTTTTTATGAGCGCAGCATTTATACTAGGTAACGGCAAAAGCAGATTGGTACTTGATCTCAACAGGCTAATGGAAATAGGTACTGTATACGGATGCAATGGACTGTATCGTGATTTTGTACCACACTGCTTGGTAGCAACTGACAGACCCATTGCTGAAGAAATACAAAATTCTGGTTATGCACACAAACACAGATTTCACACACGCAAGCCTATTGAAAGTCTAGGCGGCAAGTTTTTAGTCAAAGAGTACAAAGGCTTTAGCAGTGGTCCAAATGCGGCTGCACTGGCACTGGTTGACGGACACAGTGACATATACTTGATTGGAATGGATCTTGGTACCACCAATGGTATGTTTAACAATATCTACGCTGGCACACAGTTTTACAAAAAAGAACTTGATCCGCCAACATTTCCTGGTAACTGGATCAATCAAGTTGTTACCCTTACCAAAGACTTTGAAAGCAGACAGTTTTGGCGAGTTGAAGGACCTGAAAGTGCATTTGTGCCACAGTTTAGTAAAATACCAAACATGAGGATTTTGTCAATGTACAAGTTTCTAGAAAAGGTAAATACTGCTAGAGGTCCACTATGAACACAAAGAAAAGAATTGACGGTGATTATTACATTGAAACAGTAAACGCTGACGACAGAGTTTACATCAATACCAATACAGTTGAAGTTGACGGTAACTTGGTAGTACAAGGTAACTTGACCTATATCAACACCGAAGAGCTCAACGTCAAAGATCCGTTTATTGTTCTAAACAGCAGTAATACAGCAACTTATGCTGCCAATGCAGGTGTGTTAACTCACAAAACAGCAAGTGATTTTGCTGGCATTAGATATAACACTGTTGATGGCCGCTGGGAATTGAGTACCTCTACCAGTGAAAGTGGAGAAACTGGCACCTGGGATGCAATTGGAACAGCGTCAGGATCATCACCTGGTGGTCCTAATACAGCCGTTCAGTTTAACAATGCAGGCGTATTTGGCGGCGAAGCAGAATTTACCTGGGACCAAGACACTGATACACTGTCAATTACAGGAATAGTTAGTGCCACTGGCAATGTTGCCATTGATGGCCCAATTCAACTTGCTGACCAAAGCAGTGTTCCTGCTGCGGTAGCAAATACCACAGTGCTATATGCAAACACAGTAGGTAGTGGTGGAACTGGCGTGTATTTTGTTGACGGCTCGACAACAGATGAATTAGTAAGCAAGAGTAAAGCCATTGTTTATGGCATTATATTTTAAGGATTAGAAAATGGCAATAGTAACAACCAATGTCACAAACTCAGCAACAACTGTGTATACAAGCAGTGGTAACAGTGCAGTGACATATGCAACAATCAACAACGTTACAGCTTCGGCAATCAGTGTTGACATACATGTTGTTCCAAGTGGAGATTCGGTAGGCAATATTAACTGTATTGCAAGAACATTGGAAATTGCAGCAACTGATGCGTATCAACTATACTCAGGTGGTGAAAAACTTCTATTAGAAAACAGTGATGTTATTAGCGTAACTGCAAACGTTGCTGCTGGTGTTAATGCAGTAGTTTCATTTACGAGTATTTAATATGGCCGCTGGCACATTTTTAAAAAACAGACAGTTTCAGTCAGGCAGTAGTGCAATTAGAATTCCTTTTGGTGATACTGCCGACCGACCAACTGATCCATTGTTTGGTGTATTTCGTTACAATACATCAGTGGGCGGCATGGAGTATTTTGACGGTACTGTTTTTAAAAGTGTAGCAGCCTCCGGCGAAGCTAATATTGTAGTTGACAGCTTCACTGGTGACAATTCAACATTGACATTTACACTGAGTACGTCAGTCAGTAACGAAGATCAAGTGCTTGTATTTGTTTCAAACATATATCAGCAACCAACAGTTTACACTATCACAGGCGGTGGAAACGACATCACATTCTCAGCCGCGCCACTAACTGGCGAACCAATCAACGTTATTCATGGTATTGGATCTACTCCGTAACTTATCGATAAATACTGCGAAGTAAGGGTAGAGATACACAATGGCCATTGCACGAGTTACCGGTAACGCACTAGCAGACAATCTACAAAGAAGTACAAATTTAGCAATTGATACAGATGCTTTCTATGTCGA